ATATATGGCGTTCGGGTGCTCTTTGTCGTACCAGAACATCCTGCCGCCGCAACAGGCATCGAGGATGAGCTTCTCGCTCATTGCTCCACCTCTATGGGTATTTCAAGGTGACCACCGCAACGCTTGCGGTCTCCGAAGTGTTTTCTGGCGCAAGATGGACAATAACAAGGGCTATATTCTCTGCCAACAGACCATCCAGCATCTCGAATAAACTTTAAGAAAGGGGGCATTTGCCGAGAACCGTCTGTATATGATGAACCGCAATCGTCGCATACAACATAGCGGACATATTCGGTGTATAGTGCCATCAATAATCGTCCTCCTCGCGATTGTCCATGAGGTCAGGGTGGGAATCCCAACATGCGCACACTGACAGGGTAAGATCTATATCACCCGGGTCATCCTCACAGGCATCACATGGATAATGTGCGCATGTGTCGCAACAGCACTTAACTTTGACCTCCTCGCGCACGCTCATCAGACCGCCTCCTTATCGCGTGCTTTGACCTTTTCATAGACGATATCCCAGACGAACCGCATAAAGTCCGTAGTCATCTCCTTGCGATTGTCCGCTATAACCACCATTGCCTGGTGTGAGGATAGGCCGCGCACATGCTGGTATAGCTGGTCAGCGAGGGCGTAAGCCCTCGTCGGGTCCCAGTCGTTCGAGGTCATGCTCAAATCCCTCCCAGGATCCTGCATACTATCCTTACGCTGTTAGCGACGCTAAGCCAGTGCTGGAGGTCGGCGAGGGTGTCACCCGGGCCGTATCCCATAACTCCGCCGTCCACCTCTGCCCCATCCTCATATATGGCGTAGTATATCTGTCCGAGCGGCTCCGGTCCGTCGTCGTACTCCCAGGTATCAGGGTCGGTCTCCCAGGCCTCCATGTGGCGGCCATCCCTTAAGATATAAGTCCCCTCGTAGCGCCTTGTGCGGAGGGGCTCGGTGCAGATCGTGCTGTATGGTACAAGTGTCGATGCCATACGATCACCTTACCCTGACATAGTGTGGACAGTGTCCCGCCAGTATCCGTATAGCGACGTCGGCCGGCGCGTCGTGGTAGGCGCACATGTCTCCTCTGCGGCGGGGACGATAGTGCGCACAGTCGACGCAGTAGCGATCTACGCAGTAGCGCATCATCTGTACATCCCTCCCATATCCGAGTCCCCACGCAGTACAGGCATCTGACTGGCAGTCAGCTGGGCTTGATACTCCTGGATGCGGACCAGCGAGGCCAGCAGCTCCTCTATACCCTTGGCGCGCGCATGTAGCCCGCGGATGTGGTCAGGGAGATAGGACAGAATATTGTTGTCTTCGTTGTTGAAGGCCTCGACCTCACAGTGGCCCGCAGAGGTGTCCGGCTGGATAGGCGCGTCGTCATCGATGGTGCGACGGTCCATGTGCGGTAGGAGGGGACTGTCCACATGGGCGGCGTGGACCACTCCCCGCAGCTCTGGAGTGCCCAGCCTCCACCTATTGAGGCGTAGGAGCTCGGAGACCAGCGTGGCGCGGTCTGCGAGGAGCTGGGCGCCCCTGTTGTATGCATCGAGTCCGGATATCCATATCTCACCTGGCCAGATCGCCATGGTCGTGGTCTTCTGCCCCTTGCGCAGACAGATCGTCACCTTGGACCGATCTATCATGAGATCACCATAGCGGTCGATGCGCCCGCGTATCTCGACAGTGTCGGCGCGCCAATGACCAAGTAGGCGGCCGGCGCGGTCGCGGATGGGATTTGCCGTCCCCTCGTGGAGGACCTCGCAGACATATGACCCTGCGAGATGGACACGGGACAGCGAGGGGTCCGGAGAGGCTTCCGAGTCTATCGTACTATGTTGTGGCGTATCGTATGGTACGTTAAGTTGCTGCAACTCCGGGCTGCTGGCCCCCCCTGCGTCATAGTACAGTATAGGTGATAAAGTGCCCGGCACCCGTCGGATGTACCCGAGGTACTCTAGGCGGTCAGATACCGCCCTCACAGACCCGTAGGACACGCCCATGATCGCGGCCACCCTGGATCTACTCTGGCCATCTAGCAGGAGAGCCCTGATCCGGCGCTCCATATCGGTGAGCGGACGGGGAGTCATCGGACCGCCTCCGGAGAGGCTTCCCGACTAGCAACTTGCGCGATTTTAACGTACCCTTTGCACCTTGCTAGCAAGGGGTACGTTACGCACTTTTTCACATCCCCCGTAGGGGGATGTGCGGCTGTGAAACCAACGTTAGGGGGTACGTTTCTTTTGCGCAGGGTGTGGTATAGGATGAGAGTCCGATCGCAGCGATCTAGATATGGGCATCCGATGCAGCGGCTGGAGGATGCGAGCTCATATGTCGCCGCGCACATCAGCCCCGGCTTGAGGGGACACGGTGATAGAGTCATGCCTCCGCACCCCCCTTAGACCTCGCGGCCGACTTGTTCCGAGCCTTGCGGTAGAAATTGGCGGCCGCCTGAGGTGAAATGTCCCTTTTGAGCACCTCGGAGAGTTTTTTTGCGGCGGCGGTGTTGCTTAGCGCGTATCTGTCGCGCAGGACGAGAGTTATCGCCTCCGGGGGCGTCATGCCGCCGATGCATAGCTCGTAGATGTAGCGAGCGTCTGCGTCATTCATCGAGGTCGGCCTCCTCGGTATAAAGAGGGCACTCCCCGCGGCTGGCCTTGAGGGCCAGCTCATAGGTCGGACTGTCCGGGTCGCCACGCGTCCGGAGCTCGATCACGCTCCGGATCCAGCAGTCCCTGCGCGATGTGCAGGTCTTACACGATGTGGTCATCCCAACACCTCGTCTTCGTCGATATCATCGATTAGCTGGGTCATTCTTCCGCCCCCTCCAGCTCTAGCAGAGCATTGGCTAGGAGATTGCCCAGCTCGATATATGCCTTGATGCCAACCGCATTTCCCGCAGCTTTCATTATCTTCATAGCATCATCCCAGGTCATGCTACCACCTCGTAATCCTTGTCTACCTCGTCATAATAGCAAGGTGCGAGCCAGTCCTCGCAGTCGTCCTCGTCATCGTTTCCTGAATCGATGGCATAGCATGACCGGCGGCCGCATTTGGCGCAGGTGTACGGCAGAGCGCACCCGGTAGGACAGCGGGCATAGGCGAGAGAGCCAGGGATAGTGGTTATCCCGTAGAGCACCCAGAGCGCCCAGGCCGGCGTGCATGTATATCCGTCCAGATGAGAGCAATAGATGTTCATTCTCCGTCCCCTCCGAGCGGGCAAGAGCATAGCGAGTCGTCCTCACAGTCAAGGTCGATAAGAGCGAACTCCTTACAGTCCGCAGGTGTTTTCTTTCTATCACAGCAATAAAAATTGTCGCACGAGGAGCAATCTAAATGCTTTAAGGCACAACCCTCGCACCAATCCGAGTTGCTTCTGAGTTCGAAGATGCCGTCGAAGTTCTCTGATGCGCGGCATACTCCGGTCTTATTGCCGCAATCTGTGCATACGGTCTGCGTAACATACTCGCCGGTGGCGACCTGGCAGACCCCATGCTCGGACGACCTGACGGCCCCGTTGGCCAGCAGGAGTTCTGGATATAGGTCCTTTTCAGAAATATTAACGTAATCGACGTTAATTAAACTGGAGAGTATCCCTCTAAATATCTCGGTGGAAACAGAACTATTTGGAAATTTATTGACCATTAATTTTGTGCCCTTTCCCCTGATAAAATAAGGGGATTCCATGTAATCCACATAGATCCTTACTTCCCCGTCCTCATCGATAGGAATTACCCCTGCAACATACAGTCCGATGGCTTTCAGGTCGTCCTTGAGTCTGGATCCCGAAAAATAGAATCCTTCTCCATCGTGCGCCATGCCCGTGTCCACTTTGCACCGAAGCGCGTCACACATGCCTCCGTGCAATGTGTCGCATTCTTTCGGGCTGCGGGATGCGATCGTAATAACGGGACCGTCCTGATAGTTGTGGTAAAACACAAATCCGTACGCGTCCGGGTGTCGGTTCAGCGCTGACGATATCATGGCACGGCGGAGCTCCACATTGGTGTCGATCACGGGGGCCATTTCAGAGGCCCCCCATCCTGACCTGAAGGAGGTCCTCGTCCGTCATGTCGTCTACTAGGAGATCTATGTCGTCGGTTTCGTACTCGTAGTAGACTCCGTTGGCCTTGTCGACCCAGATAGTGCCGTCTGCACCGTTGCCGAGCCGACCGTTGTAGCACAGGCCGTCGCTCTGGATCCTCTTTAGCGTCTCCCTGAGCCCGTCACCGGTCCTCTCTGCTATCAGCGTCCCGATGTTGTGTCCACTCCCATCCTCCCAGTCTCTCACGTCTTCGTTGGCGTTAAGGCTGGCCCTTATGTTGTCGGTCTGCTCAGGCGAGTCTGCGTAGATCGTGACTACGTGCCTACCGTCGTACGAAATCTCGTACGCGTGCGCGTCATGGTCGTACTCCATCTCCATTATCTCTACTCCGGATGGTTGCATCCATATCCCCAGTATCTTTTCTGTTGCCATTTTGATCACTCCATTTTGTCCGGGTGTTCCCGTCCTAATACACTATATGGTGTATCAGTATATAATGTTATTGCAGAAATTGAGAAAAAAGAAAGAGATGAAGGTTACTTTCTACGTTTTAAGGATTTCTTAAAGGTCTCGCGGAAGCCTTTATCCATAACCTCACGCCTAAAAATATCTAGCTCCTCACGGCTGAGGAGCCCCTCGAAGTGTCGGATGGCCGCCTCCCTCTTCTTGCGCGACGCCTGCGCGCTCATAGCCAGGAGATAGATGGGATCGCACATCTTGTAACCTAGGGTGTACTCGTGCTCGACCGGGTCTGTCCGCCCTGTGCAGATCGCTACGGCCGTGTCATAATCCACATCCTCCCACCGCATAACGTCCCCGATGTATCTCATCCGGGCCTGCGACGACATGCTAGTCTGCAGATCATACGCCTTGTCGGTCGCCCACTCTTTAATCCTGCCCATCAGCCTTGCCCTCCCTCCTCCTGCGCGCGCGGTAGTATAAGTTGTGCAGCGTGGAGTAGCTGTCCACCCCTAGGATATCCATCATGTGCTTGTCGTCCATCCCCATCTCGTGGAGCCGCAGGGCTATATCCTGTAGCTTGAGCCGCTCGCCCTCGTACATCTTTTTGAATTTTGAGCCGGGCTTGTCATCGGAGGTTACGGATGCTATTTTTTTACTTTGAGATTGTAGCTTTAGCCGCTCGTATGTCTTTTTGGGCCCGTCCGGGATTGGGTCATACTCCCCGTATCCGATGAGCTTCATCGTTCCGTAAGGGGTGCGTTTTTTTAGCTCGAAAAAGCCGCGGTCGCGATGTCCGGCGCGCGCGAAGGTCATCGGCTCGCACTTGATCAGATATCTTATCCTATAGTCTCTGATATAGACGTCCAGGCGCTCGTGGTGAGGGATGCACATGACCAGGGTCCACCCTCGAGAGCGCATCATCTCCAGCAGAGATATCATGCTCCGATTGTCTTGAGACTGCCACTCTCTATTATTGGCAACGTTAGACGCCTCGTCCAGCCAGAAGACAGTGCCGTGATCATCGCCTTGGCGCAGCTTTTCGCGGAGGTCATCGAACGAATAAACGTACTGCTCCTCGAGATCAAATTTTGGATCTACGGCCTGGCAGATCTGGTACGCGAAATTTGACTTGCCGGACCCCTCTGGCCCTTCGACAACGATTACATTATCGTAGCCGCCCCTGATGTTATCCCGCATGTCCTCGGCGAGTCTTTCTAGGATCCCGGCGTATAGATAGCGCACGAATATCTTGCCGGCCCGTCGATACTGGATGATCTGTGTGTCGGCGATCTCCATATCTCCTATGTCGGTACGCCGACGATCCCCTATCTCGTCCGTGTCGATGATCATTGTGTCTTGTCCCCACCCATGGTCCATCCCTGGATATCTGGGACCTTGCCGATGGATGTCAGGTCGTCGCGGCATCTCCCCTGCCAGGAGCATGTGAGACGCAGCAGCATCTCTTCTTTCTGTACCCCAAATCTGGCGTTAAGAGCACGGCAGACATATCCCTCCAGGACGGCCGCGATCTGCAGGCGGTCGACGAGGTTAGCGGCGATCTCCAGCTCCTCACCCCGGACCACCGTGAGCTTGTCGACGCACACATCTTTTGTTTGCTTTATTTCCACTGTATTATCTCCTCAAATTATACCTAGCATCTTGACGCCCAGAAGCGCGCCGATCCCTATGATCACGATGAAAATTATTTTCTGGATATCCATCGCCGGCAGAGCGGTCCGGCCCATCCCTCGTATGAAATCTGGCGTGCTTGTGGACAGCATGGCGTCGTTGAGCGTGGCGCTGGTGTCCTGTGAGTGCAGGAGCGAGCCGTCGGGGGCAGTGGCGCGTATGTCGTAGACCTCGCCGCCTCTTATCTTGGCATAGACTGGGACTCCCCACCATGCGATACTGTCGTGTAGTCCGCTGCACTTTTTGTAGCCCATCTGGGCCAGCTCCCACGCCGGCCGCTCGGTCCAGTGCTCCCTGCGGACCATGACATCCTGGGGCTCGTCGGCCCGGAGGATGTTAGGGCATATGCTCTTGATCTCGATATCTACCCGCAGGCATCTGCTCTTGAGCCAGTGGTGGCGAAAACACATTTTTAGGTCGTAAAAAAGAGACTGGCGCTCATACTCATGGGAGACCTCTGGCGCATTTAGCGGCCTGTATTCGCCGCTTGCTTTTCTCAGGGCGATCCTCATCAGAATCCTCCCCCGACGAGCAGGCCGTAGATCAGGCATCCGACCACGATCACGGCGGTTAAATATTCCCACATTTTTGAAGTGGAAAGGTTTAGCCAGTTTCCTTTTTTGTTGCCGGAGAGCTGTGCCGACTGGATCAGCGCCCGCGTGAAGTCGGGGTCCACGAGCCTCGCGCGCGGCAGATATGGCTGCGTAGAGTCCACATCGTAGATCGCGGCGCAGTCGGACGTCTTGGTGTCTTTGACCATGAGGTCGTCGTCCATGCGATATAGCCGTGAGTTCACGCTTACCATCTGTCTGGGTCCTTTTTTGACTTTAAACACGCGAATAGTATCGCACTCCACGCGGATTAGGTGCTTTGTCATTTTTCTACCTACCAATTCGGCTTCTTTTCTATATATATATGGGGCATACAGCTACAAACAATCTATAGATATATATAAATAACTAAAATAGTGATGATAAACTATGGCAGGATCTAGTGGATTATCAATCAACTCGGTCGTTATAACGATCGTAGCGATTGCCATTGGCCTCGTCATGATCGGCTCTCTGCTGGCGCCGATAGCCTCTGATGTCATGGCGGATCTCACAGATCCTGTCTCCGGCTATGGGGCTGACGGTGTGACGTGGGCCAGTCTTGTGGGTGTTGTTGTGCTGATCTCGATCGTGGGCCTAGTCCTGGTTGCAGTCAACAGCTACACAAAAAAGTGAGGAGAAGAAAATATGGCAGATATGGGTAAGATAGTAGGGGCGGTCATTGCGATTGCAGTGTCGGTTATCGTCATCGCGACCGTGCTCGCACCGACGATCGCGGACTATACGACAACCGGAGGGGCGCTTGAGGATTATGCAGGGCTCCTCGGAGCGGTCGTAATCATGAGCATAGTCGGCGTCCTGATGGTCGCCGTCAGGCTCATCGGTTCCGGCAGAAACTGAAGCGTTTGAACGAGTCCTGGCCGGGACTATAAAACGGCCTTACACTCACAGGAGGCGGGAGATGATTACCGAGGGGCTCGTTATAACCATGCTGGCAAGCGTGCTTCTACTCATCTTAGCGTTCAAGATGCGCTCGCTCCCGGTCCTATTCGTATCGTCGCTGGGATGGCTTATCTCGGCGCTGCAGGTCTACCAGCAGACCGCAGAAATAACGCCGATGCTGCTGCTGATGATGGTTGCTTTCGGCCAGTTCTTTGTACTTAAACCGGAGGGATCTAAGTGAATCTCGACTTCGGCTCCATTATTGATTTTTTGTCGCAAAACCTGTTTGGGGGATCGACCACCCTCGCGGGTCTGGCTATGCTCATTGCCGCATGGGCGATCTGCGCGATCATAGTCATCAATGCTAAGGCCAGTCCGGCCTACTCTGTGGTCCCGATGATCCCGATCTGTATCTTTTTTTCCGCTTATGGGATCTTAGATGAGACCATATCGATTTTGATTATCTTAGTCAGCGGCGTGATGGTCGCATCGACCTTTAAGAGGGCGGTGGATTGACGTGGCGGCCGACTCGGACTCGACCTTGATGAAGGTGGCAATATTTGGGATCGCGATGTCGATAGTGTGCACCGCTATGATCTCCATCATGATGACAGACAACCGGGGAGACTATGACTATGATCAGATCTCCGCCTATAGAGACGAGCTGTCCGATTTTACGGGCGAGTCCATGCTCAACACCACGCCGTGGGTGCTGCAGCACGTCTATACTCCATGGGTGTCCTCGATGGGCACGGAGGGGCACATCGATGACGACCGATGGCTGTATGGCGAGGAGATCGCTGACTATGAGTACATCGGACGGAGCGCAGATATCCAGCTCGACCCGGGGCAGAAATCGGGGGTGCCCATCACTGTATCCGATGAAAAGGAGCCTTATAGATACGATACAGGCGTCAAATGGTGGTCATCTGATGCGGGCAAATGGTACTCGGGCGTGACGGGCTATCTGGGGTCCAATATCTTAGGCATGGAATCCAGAACTTACGCGGAGGGGACGGCGACCGTGTGGGATTACGGAGGTTACCGCTACGTATTCGACCCTACTCTCCCGTTTAGATATGACGAGGCGGGGGAGCCCGTGACCAGCGTCCGCGACGGCGCGCTGTCGCTCGTATGGTACAACTACGCGGGAACGGAGGGCCTCTCCGGAGGGCTTGACGTGTATGGGGGCCGCGTGATCCTGGCGTCCTATACTGCCGCCGACATCATATCAGCCTACAATACGACCTCCGGATATGCTACGACGTACGATTTTGACTTTGAAGGGACGAAACTCGAGCTCAACGTCCGCTTTGATCAGACCGTCTTGGAGGAGGGGACCAGTCTCATGCAGGCATGGACTCAGGGGGACTGGTCCCTGGCCATCTCGTCGATCTCGGCAGGAAATTTCTACGACATAGAGGAGTCGACAAGCTTTTCCACTACTGCGGGGTCGATGATCAAAACCTTCATTCAGATTTTCACATTTTCCCTCCCTGAGGTTAGCAATCCTTGGATCGGCTGGGTGCTGTGGATGCTGTGCGGGCTCCCCATGTGCATGGCGATGCTATTTGTGACATTGAGAATTATTCAGTCGGTGAAGATATTATGATTTCAAACAAAGCGCTCGGAGCAATCGCATTGACGCTAATTGTGGCGTGTCCGATCGGGCTGGGATATGTTTTTGCCCTTGATCAAGAGGAGGTCACGGTCTGGGAGTCGACCTCGAAGGCCAGTCTTACGGATATCATGCTCAATGCCAGCACCGAGTATTACATTAATTGGGAGGGGCCGACCAATAATAGCCAGCTCTATTACAAGACTTGGCACACGACATGGGAGGACAATTATCTCGTTGCTCCGGACTATGAATCTATCGGTAATACTTACACGTCGATCCCGATTTATGAAGAGGTCTCGGGGAGCTATCCGATACTCCCGTATGATACTATAACTGCACCCTCGTCCGAGTATGACGGGGTGCAGAGTCCGGGCTATGGCAACCCCGTCCTGTATGATCTGCCGGTCAGTGATTATTACTACCTTACAAGAGGTGCGTATTCGAGCGCCGATCTCATGATAGACGTGGAGGGAGGATCCCCGATCACTGTAGCGGCTGAGCGTAATCAGCATATCATCCGGGACGGCCAGGGCTCTTGGACCGTGATCAACGGCACAGATATCTATGAGAGGGTGGAGGCCTTCACTGTCAGACCTAGTACAGCAGATTCTATGATCGCCTACTGCAGCTACTATACTCCGATCGAATTGGATGGTGACTACTCGATTTTCAGCCCGGCAGGGTTCCCGGGCGTTAAGATAGTCCATGATGACAGATCTGTCGAGTATGTAGTGGGCTGGGACCAGCCCTATGACCAGAGCAATCTCCTCAAAACCTCCAGCGGCGATTTGTTTATCGATGATCTCGTATTCGAATCCGTATCGGAGCTATATATTGTCGGTCCGACTAACATCGGGGGGTTTACGTATAATACGACGGCGCCTGTCGAGGGCGAGTATGCCGACGTGTCTGCCGGGTGGACCATATCGAAACCGAGCGACCCCTTCTCCCCCTACTGGTATAATGGGCAGACCAACGCGTCTGTTAGCATGAGTATACATATTGAGGGGGAGGAGGATAGAGAGCTTTTCTTCGAGCCTGTGACGACTCTTACCGATGACGACACTGCGCCGTGGCTCCGGATCGCCCGTGAGGGTGACGGGCTGGTCACGGTCACGCATGGATTTGGCGAAGAGGAGGTCTCCGTTGTACTTGGGGAGTACTCCGATCTGTATGTTACGATCGCGAGGGAGTCTTATATCGTATCTGGCATCCCCTCCTGGCCCGCCATGGGCACATCTCCAAGCACGCTGCATACCGTGACGCTGGAGCACGATATGTATCTGGATGATTTCCGCTTTGTCGAGATCGCGGTCCCGGGCGACCACTATGAGGATGTGCGCCTGCGCGTGGACTCGGCGCAGATCGTGGCGGGCATGTTCCCTCTGACGGAGGATTATACGCTGGACATGGATAAGTTATTCCCCGCGAGATCTTACTCGGTGAAGATCCACTCTATAGGGGTCTACGGAGACTCTCTGACGCTGGCAGGGGTGTCTCTGCCTGTGACCAACGGGACCGTGACCGTCAACGACCGCACGATCGCGCTGAGGGGCGCTGACATCTCGTGTATAGATCAGGACGGAGATGGGATATATGTTACATCTATCGGGACCGAGGAGGTGGGGACTACCACGGGCCCGGGATCTATCTACCTGGGTGGTGAGTGGTCCCTGACGGCGACGGCCTACATACTGGAGGAGGTCACGTCCACACAGCTGCGCTGGCAGCCGGGCGAGTACGGGTTCGACGAGACGGGCTTTGTCATTGTAGGGTTGATCGCGTGCCTCGGGGCCTTTGTCGGACTGGGGATGTATGGGCGCAGATCTGGCGCTAAGGTCGGAATATTGATGCTGATCTGTGGAGGGGCGGCCATGGTGCTGCTGATGATGGTTTGAGGGGAGAAAAAAATGAAGGGAAACAGAATCGTGGCGGGGATAGTGGGCTTAGCAGTGTGTGTGATATTGGTAGGCTCGCTACTAGTTCCCGTCATCAGTGAGGCGCAGGACGACCAGGAGGTCGTCTATAATAATATCATCAATACTGGCACCTATTCTAAGCTCGTTGACGACGATCTTGACAGTGTCAATATGGTGATAGTATGGGACACGGCGACAGATACCCTGACTGTTGATGGCTCGGCTATATATGTCTCGGCGTGGGCCAATACAATATTTGTATCAGATCAAGGGAAGCTTGGATTTAGCAAGCAGTCCGAGACGTCAGATTTGTACATGGGAGAGGGGACTGTCGTCACTCTTACGGGCCCGGTCACGGCGACCATAGTCTCCGGTGTGATAACCGTCACCTGCGGCGTGGATAGCTACACCATCACGCCAATTGAGTGGCTTTTCGTCCCCGATGAGGATGGGAACTACAAGAACTACCACTACGTGAGTCCGACAGAAACTATCTATGTAAATAGCATTGATGACGTCTATTTCTGCCAGGTCATACTCTTCCAGTCAATTGGACTATATAGCGGGCACGGAGGGTCGTGCACATTCTGGGATGTGGCGGATGATCCGTCATATGATATGACCTATACGATCGAGAAGGTGCAGGGATTCACCGACCTATATGAGTTTGTTCTGTCGTCCTATGCCGTGTCAACAGAGGCAGGGACCAATCCGGACCTTACCCCATTCAGCCCCTTCTTTTTGATGTTGCCCGTTGAGATCACGGCGCACACCGACGTCAACTCGTCGATCATCGGTCTGCTCGGGGCGATCCCCGTGGTGATCATAGCAGCGATCATCATCTATGTCGTGAGGCCTGTGCTGATGGGCAGGGACGATTGAGTCTGTAAACTCTTTATTATTCAATTGGTCAAGAAGGAGTTCCTTCTTGACCAATCCACTTTTTGGGGCGTTGTATATATAGTGACCTCCACCCCCCTTTTTGACCGCAGGTTAGAGCAGCCCCTCCTCCCGGAGACCCTTGATCAGCGTTGCGCGGCTTATCCCGTCGAAGTGGGCGGCGAGCTCCCTCTGTGATATATTGGGCTGTGCCTCCAGGATCTCACGGGCCTTATCGATCTGATACCTGCTCAGCTTTTTGGGAGGCCTATTGCAAAGCTTGCCCTCCGCCCGCGCCCTCTCCATACCGATAATCACCCTCTCGGAGGTTTTTGCGCTCTCGAGCTCCGCGAATACGGCGGTGATCTGCATCATAGCACGGCCCATGGCCGTACTCGTGTCGATGGACTCGGATGTGAGGATCAGGTCTACGCCCATCAGGCGTAGCGCGTCGACGAAGCCCACCGCCTCGATCAGGTTGCGGTGCAGGCGGTCTAGCTTGTATGCCATGATCGCGTCGAATTTTTTGTGTTTTGCATCAATCATCATCTGCTGATAATGTGTCCTACCCTTGATCGTGCGTCCGGACGCTTGGTCGACATACTCGGCGACTACTATGCGCCCGTGCGCGGCCGCTATGGCGCGCAGATGCCTTAGTTGGGTTTCTGGGCTTTGGTCCTTGTCCGTCGTCGATACACGGGCATAGAGGGCTACTTTAAGTGACATTAGATCGCTCCCCTGTTAGCAACTTTGTTTATTATTGACATTTCAAATCTCCATTGTAGTAAATCTGGGGTAGTTTGGCGTGCCGAAAATCAATAAGGCCGATGGGAATGGAGCCCCATTTTTTGCACCACCGAACTTTAATCGACCGCGGATAAGCCGAATTTCCGAGGCCATCATTGCGTAATCCTGCCACCAGGCCGTATCTGTTCTTGCGGCTACTAGGCAAACGCAGATAGTGCCTAATCCCCCCCCGTTGTTTCTAAAAATGCCTTTTTGATGAAGTCGCCGACCGCTCTACCATATGGGGGATTGCACCAGACGCGCCTACCAGCCCAGGATTGGATTAGTCCATTCTGTTCTTTGGTGAAAAAATCATCACACTTAGCATTATCCGATGTGGCGCAGGCGTCTAGGTTGAATCGAAATTCAGAGTTAAGACGATTAAATAGGTCGTCAGGCGTCGCCCATTCGTCTGTATCAGACGACCAGACCCCTTTAAAGTCTCTAGGCTTTGAGCCCATCAGACCGCCCCCTTGTCGCGCGCTTTGACCTTCTGATAGACGATGTCCCACACGAACCGCATAAAGTCCGTAGTCATCTCCTTGCGATTGTCCGCTATAACCACCATTGCCTGGTGTGAGGATAGGCCGCGCACATGCTGGTACCCATATCTGCAATTCAAACAAAGTAATTTTGACATTACTTTACCCCCTCAACAGAATCCGATAAAACACATTTCAGTGTCTCTCCTCTGGATCAATCTCCTCTGAATCCAGCATCTCCTGGTATCTCCAGAGTATCTTTTTGACTGTCTCTTTTATCTCTTTGTGCGTCTTGCTGCTCAGCAGATTGCCATCTGTGAGCTCATCCAGCTCTCGCTCCTCAAAGTTCCGGATGATGTCTGATAGCCAATCCTCGAACTCCGTTCTCCTCCTGTACTCGCCGCATTCCTCGGCGTTCGCGGGGATGTTTAAAGATTCCCCCTGGCTCGCATATGCATTATCACAGACACATAATTCAATGTTATACCATGCGCAGTCCTCGCATCTGAGTTTCTCTGAGTGCATTCTCACACCCCCTTCATGAAGACCATCCAGATCGTCTTCCCCCGCTGATTGCCGATGATAGGGCGGGCACCGATGGCGGCCAACAGCTCCTTTTTCGAGATCTGGCATTCGTTCCATTTGAATATCAGCGTACCATGCGGTTTGAGTGTCCTCATGCACTCTAAGAATCCATCTTTCAGATCCTGTTTCCAGCTATCCTTCATAAGTACCCCATACTTCGCCCTCAACCACGAGTCATCGCCGGCCCACACGAGATGCGGCGGATCAAAGACCACCATGTGGAAGCTCTCATCCGGGAAGGGGAGATCGCGGAAGTCTGCCACAATATCCGGACGGACTATGAATCTGCGGCCGTCGCAGAGCTCCCCGTCATAGGTGCGGTTATCGACATATATGGCGTTCGGGTGCTCTTTGTCGTACCAGAACATCCTGCCGCCGCAACAGGCATCGAGGATGAGCTTCTCGCTCATTGCTCCACCTCTATGGGT